GTGTTACCGTGTGCAGGGTGTAGAGAATCCGGCCTTCTTCGGACATTTCGCAATCTACTACTGTGACGAAAGGGAGGACTTAAACCAATGCAAGGCAGCGAGTCAATCAGCGGTGCAACCGCAGAAATCATAAACCGCATTAAAGCACAGATGGTGCCGCGTGGGTTTCAAGCCGCCCAACAGTTGTACAATTCAACGCAAATAATTCTCAGCGGTTCCCGCAGCGGCCGTGTGTACGGGATACCAAATACAGGCCGACATTATATCGCTTCTGCTCCCGGCCAGCCTCCGGCAGTCCGAACAGGTATGCTGCGTGCATCCTTTCGACCAACAGTGTCTGTGGAGAATAACGGAGGATTCACCATTCACAGTCAGGCCAAAAGCGGACTGTCCGTTGGCGGTTATGTACTTGGCAGCCTGCTGGATGAGGGAACAGAGCGAATGGCGGCACGCCCGTTCAAGGAAAAAGTTAAAGAGCGGGCTGTGCCGGAAATCAACAAGATATTCAGTGCTCCGTATGAGTAAGGAGGTTTTTCCTCTTGATTGAAGCAAGGCTTAAAGAGTATTTGCGGAAAGATGCCACGCTCGCTTCACTACTGGCACAGTACAACGGGAAACCGGCCATTTTTCAGCAGATGGTGCCAGACCAGAACGACACTGCATGGTCTGGAGAACAGTTTAGCCGTATCTGCTATGACATCGTTTCGCAGTCCTCTCCCGACCGCAAAACGGCCGGTACTCTAATGGTCGATATCACCTGCTCGGAAGACAGTACTCCATATGAGCCAATAGAAGCAGCCATTCGGCGGTTAGTTGATGGCTGCTTCTTTGATTCTGACGATGGAACCGTTGTTGCGGCCAGCTGGCAAAGGTCTGATGGGTTTACGACAAAAGGCAACGGCTACCAAAAGAACGCAGACAATACGGTTTTCGGCGTGATGATTACATTTGACCTGATGGCATTCCCGCTGCAGCAAGTGACTGGCATGGATCCATGCGGCTGCATTTCTGCGTGGGCGCAGAAGACTTTTTCAAGTGCGCGGTTAATCACAGCAGGAATCCCGGAGGGCGCATGGAAACCTACGGATGTTACTCCGGCAGTCTATTGGCATCTTGTGAGCACACAGCAAGACCCCGGTATGCTGAAATATGACACATGGAGCGTTACTTGGATGCAGGCGGTGCTGCAGTGCCATGTGTTTTCAGAAACTCCACAGGTACGCAATGACATCATAAAGCAGATGGCGGAAAAAGCGTATCCGGAAACAAAGATTCCGTTCCCGGATGGCTCTCCACTTCTGGTGCAGCGCTTTCAAGCGAACAGCACGCGTGATGCTCTGAAAGTAGGGCAAATAACGCTCACTGCGTCCTATGGCATACTTCGGGTTCCAGATACCAAACCAATTTCAAACATCTCAATAAACCAAGGAGGTTAATAATATGGGCGACATTACCTATTCAATTGACGACTTTGTGGCAGCTCACGCGACCGCTTTTGGCAGTCCGGTTAGTCAGGACATTGTCACAGCGGCACTTAATAAGGCCGGCAAGTCGCGGTATACCAAGGATGAGGCACAGAAAATTGTGCAGGAGTTTAGCGCAGCCGAAGTAAACCAGACGAAAAGTACAACGCCACTGGTGATTGCGGCAGCTGCAAAACCGACTGCAACGATTTTTTCTGCTGCATCTCCCGCGCCTGCGCCCGTGCAGGTAAGCAAAGATAAGGATGTGAAATAACATGGGACAGTCTTATATCAAAGGCGAAGAAAAAATTCGCCCCGGTGTTTACAATCGGTATGAAAACACGACTGTGACGAATGACACTGGTGCTATTACCGGTATTTGTGCCGTACCGATTCAGGCTGACAGCGGACCGCTGGAAACCGTGAATACGTTTACGGCGTCGCAGGTCGAACGTTTTAACACCATCTATGGCATCGGCGGCACAACCGAGGCCGTCAGAGAGCTGTTTAAGGGCGGCGCGAAAACGGTGTATACCTATCGACTTGGTTCTGGCGGGCAGAAAGGTAAAGCCGTGCTGAAAGACACGGCGACCACAGCCAAGGATGCGGTTACAGTAGAGGCGCTGTATGCTGGCACCAAGCCATTGTTTGTGACCGTGCGTGAGCGCCTTACGGACAGCACAAAGAAAGAACTACTCATTACCGGCGGCACAGACGGAACCGAAATTTTGGAAAGCTATGTATTTGATGCGAAGCCGACAGAGGGCAGCAGCGACGTAAACGAGGTTGACGAGCTGGTTAAAATCGTTTCGGATGCCGGCAGCAGCTATGTGCAGCTATCCAAAGCAGAGGGTGCAACAGGTGATACGATTGCAATCGTATCCAGTACAGCCCTTTCCGGCGGCTCTAATCCGACGATTACCAACTCCGACTATTCCAATGCGTTCAATGCCCTGGAGCCGTACCGCTACAATGTCCTGACTCTGGATACACAGAGCGAGGATGTACGCGGACTGCTCTGCGCCTACATTGACCGTGTGTTTACAGAGGGCAAGTGGTGTATGGGCGTGGTTGGCGAACCTACCTCTGCTGGATTCTCTACCCGTATCAGCCACTCCAAGAAAATCAACGACAAGTTGATTGCTTACGTTGGTGGTGGTTGGATGGACAGCGACAAGAAGGTGGATGATTATCGCGCCACCTGCCGGATTGCCGGACTGATTTCTTCAACGCCGACCAACAAAAGTGTGGTGCACGCCTCTATTCCAGGCGCAGTTGACCTCATAGAGCATCTTACCAATACCCAGTATGAGGATGCATATATCAGCGGCATGGTTGCCATTTCGCAGGCACCAGACGGCAGCATTTGGCTTGACAATGGTGTTACCACGCTTGTCAGTCCATCCAAGGATGATGATAACGGATGGAAGAAAATCAAGCGTATGATGACTCGCGTGGAACTGATGGACAGAATGGATCGCCGCTTGGCTCCAATGGTCGGTCAGGTGAACTGCACATCGGACGGTATTTCCCTCGTTGTGCAAGCCGCCCAGAGCATCCTTACGACCATGATTTCCGAAGGCAAGTTGAGTGACGGTGCTACGGCCGCAGAAGACGAGAGTACACCTCATACAACGGACAGCCTATGGCTGGTAATCAAGGTGGACGACCCTGATACACTGGAAAAGATGTACCTTGATTATCAGTTCCGGTACAGCCCGGTCAATGCTTGAGAAAGGAGCAATGAAAAATGGCAAACAGTGCAGACCTTGTAGTACTTGACACCCGAAAAATTGCAACTGGTAAGGATGGACGCCTTTTCTGCGGCGTCGGTCAGGATACCCCACAGTTCCTTGCGGAGTGTGGCGAATGGAGCGCGAAAATCAATGTCAAAAACACTGACTTTCAGCCGGTGGGCAGTGGCATTATTGTAGCTGTGCCGACCGGTGTTTCTGTTACACTATCTATGACAGAAACGGTCGTTCGTGATGATGTAATGCTTGAGCCGCTCATTACGGCTCTGCAGAAAGGCATCATCCCATGGTACACCATGAACTGTGGCATTACCCGCGCGATTGACGACCAGGAGGAACGCATTACATTCAATCAGTGCGTTCCGGACGGTGATATCGACTTGGCAACGTTAAAGCCGGGTGAAATCATTCAGCGCAGTTGGAGCTTCCGCGTCAATATGCTGCCGCAGTTCCAGAAACTTTTTGCTTATGATGGCAAATACAATTCAGAGTTTACCCATTATCAGGGTTAAGGAGGAAAATACAAATGAGTGACGAAATTAAAACAGCACAGGACGTTATAGACGCAGGAGTGGAGGCCACTGGCGTAAGCCAGCAGGCACTTACAACCGAATCCAGTCAGGAGGATGTTCTCAAAATGCTGCTCAGCGCGGCGGATTACAAAGAGGATGCCAGCCTGCAAAAAATCATTACGGTTAAGCGCAATGGTGTACAGGTCTTACCGTCCTTCCACATTCGCCCAATTTCGCAGGATGATGTGGGTATTGCGCACAAAAAGGCAACGAAGTGGATGACAAACCCCGGTGGTCGCAGGCTTCCTAAAATCGAAGTAGAAACCGATAACAGTATTGAAAATGATTGGCTTATTTATCTGGCCACAACGGATGAAGACAAAGAAAAACTGTGGAACAATTCTGCATACATTAAAGCACTTCAGGCGAAGTTCCCCAACACGGTATTTGCGCAGGGAAGTGCCGGCCCTCAAATGATTGGCTTGCTTCTAACGTTGGGCGAAAAAATAAATATCGCCAATCTTGTCCTGGACATGAGCTATCCGGAAGATGCGGTTGACGGCTCTGATAACAAGGAAGTTACACAAACTGAATTCGCAAAAAACTGATTTTGGTCAGTCCTGTTGCGCGGCAGGTCGCTACAATTTTTCTGAACTGCCATTTTAGGCCGCAGGAAATTTTGACTTGGACACTGGGAGAACGCGCCTTTGCAGAAGCTGCCATTATGGCGGCACATGATGAAGGCACGCTGCCGCTGAACCGCAACGAGCTGACTAAATTCGGCTTAAATACCGGATTCTTAAAAAGTAAATAACGAAATAAAAACCATCTGGAAGTTTTCCGGATGGTTTTTCTATGTTAATTACGCTTGACGGTTAACAGAGAAAAGCCATTTTGGGAAAGAAAGGAGCAAATATTATGCCAAGTGGAGCAGCAGAAGAATTTGTCATTGATGTGACAGCAAAGTTTAATGATGAAGTCACAAAAGGCGCCGCAGAAGTAGACAAAGAAATATCTAAGCTTAATAAAGAAGCAGCCGCTTACGGAAAAGCCATGGACACGGCAAGGCAGAAAGCTAAAAACCTTGAAGATGAACAGAAAAGGCTAACAGAACGCCTGAACGCGGCACAAGATAAGTATTCAGCCGTAAAATCAAAAGCGGATACATACCGAAATGGAATTGAAGCGCTAAAAAAGCGCCTTGCTGACTTAAACAGCCAGCAGCGTGGCGTTTCGGAAGGAATCAAAAGCGTACAGGATCGCTTGAAATCAGCAACAAGCGGATTAAAAGGCAGCAATGATGATGCTGCTAGGCTTACCAACACCTTGAAACAGCTTCAGCAGCAGCATTCAAACCTGAACAGCAGCATTTCTATAACCAAAGAACGAATATCAGCAGATACATCAGCATTCAAATTATATGCAGATGGGGCAAAGCAGAGTTATCAGGCTCTTGGTGACCTGATGGGGCAGAGCAAACGGATAGACCAAGAATTGGAGAATAATAAAAGGGCGCTGAATGAGAATGCCGCAGCTTACACCAAAGTTGCGCAGGAGCAATTAAAGCTGCGGCAGCAGAACCCTGACACTTCAAGCACTACAAAGCCACCAACTTCAAAAGCA